AATCTCTTTTAGAGACTTCATGGAACCGTCACTGTTCGTCAGTGAGATTCCTAACTGGTCCATAGCCGCCTGTACTTCTTTGGTCGGCTTCGCCATTCTCGTAAAGATGCTTCGTAGAGATGTACCGGCCTGGCTTGCCTTGATTCCGGAGTTCGCCATCAGACCGATTGCCGTAGCACAGTCTTCAACGCTGAATCCTAAGGCTCCGGCTACGGGGGCAACGTACTTGAACGTCTCGCCCATCATTCCTACGTTGGTATTGGAATTGGATGCTGCCTTTGCCAGCACATCTGCAAAATGTGTAGCATTGGAAACTTCCTTCGAGTACCCGTTTTTGATGATGGTTGTTGTTCCGTCTGCCGCCAGTCCGAAGGCAGTCATCGCATCGGTAACAATGTCACTCGTCGATGCAAGGTCTTCCCCAGACGCTGCCGCCAGGTTCATAATACCTTCAATACTGTTCAGCATATCTCCGGTTTTCCATCCGGCCATCGCCATGTACTGGAAAGCCTCGGCACTTTCTGTGGCACTGAACTTCGTCTTGGCGCCCATTTCTTTTGCCTTATCAGCAAGCTGCTGAATCTCTGTAGCCGAAGCACCGGAAATTGACTGGACCTTACTCATTCCTGCCTCAAAGTCAGAACCGACCTTGATTGCAGCCGTACCAATACCGGCTACCGCTGTTGCGGCACCGGCCAGAATAGTAGTGGTAGCCTTAATCGCTCCGCTCGCCATTCCAGATAATTTGCTTAGTCCGCTCTGGAAACCGGAACTATCTATGCTGGTGTCAAATTTCAGCGTACCATCATAGCCCATGTTCTCACCTCAATTCTTCGGCTCAATCATCGGCTCATAATGGCACTACTTGATTTGTTTTCCGTCTTTGATTTTTAATTCAAAACGGGCATGACAATTTCTCCCTTTACAGGAGACCATCACGCCCGAACACTCCGCCGTCTCTTCAAAAAACAACGGCATTTTATATTTACACTCCGGGCATTCCACCCGTATCATTTTCTTCTTTACATCTTCAATAGCCAGTCACCTCCTACAGCAGTCCCGTAAGGTCGCCGCCATTCATGAGGGCTTCTGCTATTGCATCTACCTTCTCTTCCTCATCAGCAGGCAACGGTAAAGCATACAGTTCTTTCTTCCTGCGGTAGAAGTCTCTCTGCTCCTTCGTCATGGTCGCATCAATGTCTACGCTTCGATACTCCATAATCTTACTGAACTCCAGGTCAGAGGACAGCGTTCTTAGTAAAGCCTTAAACTTCCACCAGTGCAGATATTCAATATCCTGTAGGTCTATGTGATACTGCGTCAGAAACGCCGAATAGATGTAATCATCGTCATGCTCAAAAGAATAAATCCTTTGCACTCCCGTCGTTCCTTCTACTGCTCCGGCTCTCTTCTCACGCCATCGTTTACCACCGGCATAGAACCACAACAACCCATCCACCGCAGCATCCAGATTCTCCGGAATCTCCGGATATACCAGTTCCAGACCTTGCCTTGCTTTCTCAGCGTCCGAAAGATCCGGGTCCTGCATCATCATTTCAAACAGAATGAAGGTACGGAAGTTTGTTTCTATCGCATACTCCGTACCTTCAATCTCTACTGTTTCCGGGAGATAGTCTACAAGCATGTTGTGGTTCATGAATTATCACGCCCACTCGCATTACCGATTGGCGTTACTACTGCTCCGTTCTTGCCATACTTATTTTTCTTACCTTCCTGGCGTCTCTGTGCCCGGTTCATGTTGTACTTGTTGGTAATCGCATTTACCTGGCCTTTCATCTTACCAGCCTCAGAAGAAACAATTCCGAAAGCATCCATGCAGATTGCCAAGTTGTTTTTACCCTTGAACAGCTTTTCAGCCGTTCCGTCTCCGAATACCTCATCGAAGAAATTTTTCACGATTCCGCACATCTCCCGGATGCCATCCGCATTCGACAGCTCCGTATGCTTCTTGGATTCCTTGGCTCTTTTCACAACCTCATCCATGGATTTCTCATAAACCTCCATAGTATCTGCATCGAACAGATCTAACTCTAATTCCTGTCCACAAATTTTTAACATGCTCATATTACTTTACCTCCAAATTCTAAGCCGCAGCTTCTTCAAATGTCTTTGATTCTGTGTTGAAATATCCGTCAAGCGGATCGCCTACTGCATTGAGATTTCCACTCATGCTCTGTTTCTTCTCTCCAGATACGCCGCTCACTTCGGCGGATACCAGGAACTTTCTGGCCGCAAATGTGTTTGCAACCGGTGTAGATTCACTCTGCTTCTGGTCCCATAACTCTACTCTGCAATACTCAAATTCTGCATCGCTGCCGGTTAAATGATTTCTCCCTACATGGTACAGTGCATTGACCGCATCCTGGCTCTTAATGAGTCTCGCTTCAAACGGAAATACCGATGTGTAGGATACAACAGAGGAAGAGGAAGACGGCTCACACACATACTTCTCAGATTCGCTCTCTGCTCCGAAGGTTTCATCCAGTGTTGTGAAACCAACACCCATCAGTACCCAGTTCGGCTTTTCAGATGTTCCGATATTCAGATAATCCGCAAACTGGTGTCTCTGTACCACTTCTCTTGCGCCACTTACATTACCTGCCATTTTTACTTGCCTCCTTAAAATACAATAATCGCAAGGAAATCTGATACCTTGCGTTCTTCATAGCTCCATCAAAGATATATCCAGGGGAAAGAACCTCTATCTCTTCTGCACACATTCCTTCCGGAAGCTCCGGGAGGTTGCCTGCCATGCTGTTCTCCTCTACCCAGTCCGCAAATTCTTCATAGAACGTGCTGTTCTCTATGTTCTGTACCCGGTCCATGCTGTAAAACTCCCTGGAACCGAACTGGAACTGATACTGCCGTTCCGAACTGCCGTCTACATATCTCTGGATTACCGGGTCGAATATCCCGGTCTCTATGGTGTACTCTACTGGGTCTGGCCCAAGGGCATCTACCCGGAATACACCGTCTTTCAAAAGAGGGCATTTCAGAAAATACTCTGTTATGCCCTCCAGTACACTATTTACTTCCATGTGACCTCCTAAATCTTATCTGCTCCTCGCAGAATGTCTTCTTTTTCAGCCACCTTCATTCGCTCAAACCAATGTGCTCCTCGGTTTGCATCATACGGTCTGGTGTCTGCGGTTCCGTAATACTGCATGGCAGCATACGGGGCAATGTAATCTACCTCTCCACTGCCTACATCCGTTCCCAGTTTGCCGGATTTCTCCAGCATGCCGGTCTGGAACGGAACTCTCGGACTACATCTTCTCAGCACCTCTGAATCCACAAACATCTGCTTTCTACTAAACTGAGCATTCCTTCTTGCCGCAAATTCCGGGCTCCAGGTCAGCTCCGCTTTCCCGTTCCCGGAATTGATGATTGAACCTTTCGGAGTTGTGATCTTTTTCAGTGCCATCACGCACCCCCTATTCTCCAGTGCTTCGTCCTGTCGGTTCCTCTGATTGTGTTGTCGGCATATTCTGTGACAGTCACAAAATCTTCATCGTGCTGTCTCAGCTTTGCCAGCTCCTCAATCGTATCTTTCAGAATGATACCCTGGCGAAAACTGAACGTATCAAACAGCCACTGTCCGGCCACCACATACTGTCCTCGCACGATATAAGCTCCCTTCTGGATAGTCCAGTACCTCTCTGCCTCTTCATCTGACAGCTTCTTGTATTTTTCTTCGCTTATATACTGTTTTCCGGCTTCTACTGTCGCTGTGGCCGGGATTCGGATTACGCATTTTGCTTTATCCTTACGGTCTGTGTCCGATACAGCCTCTCCCTTTGTTCCGTACCACGAAACGCCCATAATTCTTGTCGCACAGAGCTTTTCCCGGCGGTCTGATCCAATTCTCAGATTAAAGATAGTCACATCACTGTTTGTCATCATACTCTTTCACCCACCCTCTGTTCAGCAGTCCGGTGTTCGCCAGGTATGACCTCACAGCCCTGTACATCTCGTTATGCAACGCCGTATCATTCATGGCATCCGCATAGCTGATGGAATATCCATCGTTGGATTCTGACTTCACAACAGCTTCTCTCTTTTCGTTCTGCACTGCCACCGTATCAGCTACACAGCAGATTGCATCCTTAATTGAGTCTATAACCGAACTCAGCCTTGCAATCCGGCCAAACGTAACCTGGTTCACGAATGCTTCCGAAATACTCTCGGCTCTCTTGAAATCATTCTCCGTTTTTATCTGCGTGCCACCGTAATCATTCTTGTAGTATGCAAAATCCACATACGGTCTTCTTACGTCCTCCTGGACCATCGAAACACCCCTTTCTGATAAATTGGTAGGCTGCAAAGAAAAATCAGCTATTCGCCGGGTTTACGCCCTCCTGCGTAGCTGAATCTTTTTTGCCGGTCTTCTTTTCTTTCGGAGAAGATGTGCCCGTTCTGACTTCCGGCTCCAGGCTTTCAAGCGAATAGCCCATGCTTTTGTAATATGCTGCCTTTCTTTCGGGAATCCGGCAGGAACTCCCGTCTTTCGTTGCTAAATACATAAGCTACCTCCTACTCAGTTTTCTTTGAGCCTTTGGCTGCTGTTTTCTTTTCAGTTTCTGCCGGGTCTGCATCTCCTGTTGCGGACTGTGCCTGGACTGCCGCTTTCAGCTTATCATTCTCCTTCTGAAGCTCGGCAATCTTCTTGTCTGCATTCTCTGCATACAGGGTAGCCTCTTCCAGTTTGGCTTTCAGCTCGTCATTCTCCTTCTTGAGCTTTTCAGCAGTCGCCTTAATGTTCTCCGGCTCGAACAGCACATTGTCATTCTCATCCCTGATAATGTAGCCCATCTTCTTGTACTCATCGAATTTCTCATCCGGGATTCTGAGAACTCTGTTCTTTTTCTCAACTTTATACATATGGTTTCTCCCTTCAAAAATTGGCTCCATGCACACGCACAGAGCCAGTAATCAGTTTCTCTTATACACTCACATGGAAATCGATAGCGTCCATCTTGTGAGGCAGGATAAATACATCCTCGAAAGACTCCTCGAAGTAATCATACTTACCCTGGGAGCCTGCGGATGGCGGGTCGAGCTGAGCAAACTCGTAAGAAATCGGTGTGATTACCGCCGCCGGATGTACCAGAACCATGTTGATCTGCTTCGCTGTGGAATCTACCTTCCAACCCTCGGTAAAGTCGTACTTCGTCTTCATCATGTCACTCGGTACGCTCTCCGGAATCTTCACATCATCAATAGAATTGATTGCTCTCTTGATTGCATCAGAACGGCTACCTACATCAACGGTTCTGTAAATCTGCTTCGCATTGTTGATGAGCGTTCTGACATCCGGTGTCACATACAGAATTCTTCCGGCTCTCGGAACTCTCTTATTATCCATGTTCTTCATCATCTCATCAAAGACGGTCAGCACATTCTCCTCTGTCAGCACTTCACTGTGGGCTGTCTTCGCTCCGTCAGTAGTCCAGTCTGCATACAGCTTGGAAATGCAGTAAGCATTCATTTCCGGGAACTTCTGCTCCTCGTTGTAAACCTTCGTGATATTTCCGATTGCCACAACACCCTTGGTCTCGGCAATGTCTCTCGGATGTACCAGCGTCTGCCACTGTCTGTGATTCTCCAGGGTCAGCGGTTTCCACTCGTTGTTGTAGTTACGCTTTCTGGTTCCAATGGTGTCTCTGTCTCCATCGGTACGGCCAGTTGTGGAGATTGTCGGCACCTCGATAACTCTGGAATTTACCCAACGGAACCTTCCATTGTTCGGTGTCGCAAATAAGTCTCCAAAATACAGGACATACGGAAACATCTGCTCCAGTGTCTGTAAATACTCGGTTGCATAATTTAATTTCGCCATTTCATTCTCCTCCTGTTAGTTTTTGTCTGGCTGTCTGATTAAGTTGAACCCAAACGGATTAAACGGTGCTTCTTTGCCTTTGACTCCTTCGCCTCCGGCTCCACCAGTTCCGCCAACTCCTCTTGCAAAGAACGGCTTTCCTTCCTCATGGGAATCGTCTTCCGGATCGTTATCATCTTCGATAACAAAAGCTCCCTTGTAGTCGTCATTCTCCATAAGGGACTTCATAAACTCATCGCCTCCCAGGAACTTTCCATCTTCCAGGGTAAAGTTCTTCTTTTCAAACTCTGCTCTTACACCGTTTTCAGCAGGTTTGCTCGAGAACTTATAACCACCCATGAACATATCCAGTGCATGAGTACGCTCCTGGGCCGCAAGCTGTGCGGTCAGCTTCTGTGTTTCCTGGGTGTACTTCGTCTCCCAGTCCTTTGCAGATTGCTTAATGCCGTCAATATCCATGTCCTTGTAGGACTGAATCGTTGTGTTAGCATCTGACAACTGCTGCTTTACTCCGTCCAGCTCTGTAATCTTGGCATCTAGTTTCTCCTTCGACACATAGCCTCCGGCTTTCACATCTACTACCTGGATTTTCTTGTCGGCATCAATCGCTGCCTCCAGTTCTGCATAGGTCATAGCCTTAGGCTCTTCGCCGTCCTTCGGGGTTCCAAAAAGTTTCTTCAAAAATTCGTAAGCCATTTCACTTACCTTCCTTTCTTCGTTTCGCTGATTTCGTTTAGATTCCGGTTCACTCCGGCACTGCTATCGTGCATTTATATCTCCGCACGCAAGAGAAGGAGACAGTTTATATGCCATATCACAGGGCAAAAAACAACAGCCAGACGTTCCACCAACGGACCGGCTGACTGTTAATTATTTTCGTGGTCTTAAATGGTGTCTACGAACTTCTGAGAGTTCCCAGGACACGTTTTAAGTGCTTCAATGGTAAATTGTAAGGGTTAATACGTTACGCCCTATACGGGGCAAATACCATTTAACCCATGGATGGGAGATAGTAGGATCACCTCCTTCCTACTCTGTGGTGTAGTCTTCAATAACCGGAATAGCGTACTCAATGGCACAGGTATTCTCGATTTTGCACCCCCTGGCCTCCTGCCAGCCTTTAGCAAAGTAGGCGATGTCTGCTCCAGCCAAAAGCTCCAGGGATTTCCCTAAGAACCAAAGGGGCTTTGCATCCACCGGAGCTTCCTGGAAAAAGGAATCAATAACCTCTACCGGCTCTCCAATCTTTTGCTCTGCGCTCTTAATGGCTTTCTTGCGTTCTGCCAAAATATCTTCATCGGATTTTCCTTTCATTGGCTGAGAAATAAACAGTTTCTTCATAGTCTCGTTACCTCCTTATTTTGCTTTCTTATTCGCCCATACAGCTTTTCCACTGACTGAGCGGTTAAATGATACCAAGTTACCGTTGCCGTCATGTACGGCTGATACCTGCGTTCTGGCGGTATCTACGCTTCGTCCGGTTTGCTTGCAGAAATCCTTCATCTGCGATTCCTTCTCTTTCAGCTTCACAGATTCTTTCTGGAACTCCTCTCGGAAGTACGCCCTGTCGACTTCTGACTGAACCGTCTGGATATACGAATCATAGGCGGCCAGGATTCTCTTATACTCTCTGACCGCCCGTTCATATTCACGCTGCTTCTGCATACACTCATACTCCGTAAGAAGGTTCCCTGCAAACGAATACTTCGGTCTGCTGTAATCCTCCAGATCATCTTTCGTGTATGCCGGTTTGGAAATTCCCGGCCAGTACGGATAGAAGCTATGTCTGCAATTCCAACCGCACAAACCGGCTCCCGTTCCATATCCGGTTGCCTCGTAGAAGTTCTCATACCCCGGAGCTGCGCCCTCAATCTTGAATACCTTACCCTGCCAGACTGAGTGTGAGGGTCTGGCTCCTGCATGAGCTGTTGTCTCGTAATACTCAGCCCCAAGCTCCGAAGCATACAACTCTGTCAGCTTTCCGGCTGTCTGATTTACTCCGGTCAGCAGAGCAGTTCTGATTGCCGTATCCAGCTTTGAGATATACCCACTGTCATACATGACCGATGTTCCTTTGACTGCCGCATCCCGGATAGCCTGTCTGATTGCCTCCTGGTACGAAAAAGCACCGGACGTAACCTTCATATAGGCTGCGTTCAGTGTCTGCATATACTCCTGCTGTGTGGCTATTGCCGTTGTCAGCGTAAGGTTTCCAATCTCTCCCCTACACTTCTCTGCGGCTGCCTCCATAGTTCTCTGCATCGCTCCAGAAAGAACAATATCCGATGTTTTCAGCTTTCCGGCCTGCAATAATGGCTTTGCATCCTGCAACATTCCGCTCAGGCCTGCATCCTGGAACAATCGCAATATTTCTGTATCGGATTTCCCTGTCAGAACACCAACTTCCCGGATTACATCATTCATCAACGCTCCGGACTGCTTCGCCTGTTTCAACTGCCACTCGGCTGTCGGTGTGATTCTTCCGGTCTTTGCTATCCTTCGTGCCACATCTCGGATGATCTGCTCATTCAACACATCGCACATTCCCAGATAACCGGAAGAAAAGCTATTCAAATATTCTGGTGTCAGCACTGCTCACACCTCCTATTCTTCTGTAGGAAATCTGGCTACCGGCTCCGGCATCATGTTCTTTGCCTCTTCCTCCGAGCATCCAAAATACCACGCAAGAAACGCTTCTGTTTTCAGCTTTCCGGCAACCACCATGGACCATCTACGCTGATACTCAGCTTCTGTGTCTTCCAGAACTCCATCGCCCCAGTTACAGTTCAGCTCCGTTTCTCCGTCCGGAACCATATCATAAAGCAATGCCAGAACCCTCATGGCGTATATGATTTTCTTAAATCCCTTATGCCATGCGTCCTGCATCGCCGTTACTGTATGGTATGACCTCTGCTTTGATACAATGTCCGTTGGTTCAGACAGTGTACCGTAGGCAAGGCCAACCAGGAACTCTATTTTCATTAGCTGCTTATTCAGCCCCTGGAATAACGCTTCATAGCGAATCTGCGGTGCATACTCTTTCAGCAGACCTTTATTTGTTCCGTCTGCATTGTCGAAATCAAATGTCTTAAACATCCTTTCCTGCCCTGCCGGAAGAACCGGCTTTCCATGCTTATCAGTCTGGAACAATTCAGAATCGCCCAGGATAGCAGCTTCTGTGGCTTTGTACTCCCACAATACACGCCCGTACTGGATGTCAGCTTGTTCTATTATATCTGTGGCTCTGGAGAACACCGATACCCCCAATGGCGAGTCCGTATCGATATTGTTTGCCTTTGGCACTTTGATGTACGCAAAAAGCGGCTTGTCGATGTTACCGATAATTACCGGCTCTTCCGACAGGCCCGCCCATTCATCCACCTCAGACAGTGGCACTTCTTTCCGGAATCTATCCCTCACAGCATAGGTTCCGTCATCGTTGTACTGGTAAATCTCCTCGGATTTGAACGCCTTGTTGATGATCGTATAGGTCATTCCCGTAAGCTCATGGTATTCAAGCCTGGTATACAGGTAATCTCCTATCTTCTTTCCTTCCACAAACACCGCCGCCGTTATCTCTCCCTTGTTGTTGAACGCACATGGGAAGAAATCCACCGCTTTCACGAAATCCAACTCGATTGCCGTTGGTCTTCCGTTTTCATCTATGTTCGTCACGAATGGCTTTACCGCAATAGCCCCACCTTCGCAGTACATCTCAACAAATTTGTTCAAGTCCGTAAGCTGGTCTTTCAACTGTTCATTGATGAAAGCAGCCATCGGACTGCCAGTTACCTCTATGCTGAACTCCGTTAGTATCAGCCTGGCAAATTCCTCCGAGATCGCTGACGGCAGATTCAGAGGAATCACATTGTCTTTTCCGCCTCTCCATGGCGGTTCATTCTTGTACATGTTGTGCCACAGCTCTATGGCATTCTGCATTACTCCGGATTCGCATATATCAACGCCCAGGGCTTTTTCCACACTGTTATTCGGCACCAATCTTCTCAACACCTTTCTCAATATATTTGCAATTCTCAATCAGTTCACCCCGTCTTCTTAATGAATTTCTTTATCCTCTTCTCGAAGCTGTACTCCATAGCATCCAGAGAGTCAATATCACTGGTTCCATCATCCAGACGCTCCAGTTCCATTTTCTTCGGATTCCAAACCGCCATGCTGATAGCTTCGAGAACACTTTCACAATCTGGCGTAAAGAACACACGCCCAGTTGCTGAGAGCGTGGTCATTGTGAAGATACGGTCTGTAATCTTGCACTTGGCAGCATTCGTGACATTGATATTTCCCAGTTCCGCCTCAATCATAGCTTTCTGCAAACCTCGTTTCAGCACCAGTTCCGCAGAATCGCAGTACACATTCGTAATGAATCCGTACCGGTCCAATATCTTCTCAACGAATTTCATAAACATCCGGTTCAAATCATCGGGGTCTGTTCCGTCTGCATCGTGCCATTCAGAGGACAGCACATACAGTTTCTCATATCCCTGGGTAATACCAGACGCAACAAAAGCGTGGCCGGAGCCGTTACCTCCGAAGTCCACGCCTATATTCAGCTCTATGAACTCTCCACGTTTCGCCATGTCAATCGTCTCTTCCAACGGCACGATGTACTCATCGTCCTCCGCCGCTATGGAAGTTGCCAGCTTAACGTATATCAGGCCTTCTGCAATACTTCTCTTACCTTCAATATCTCGGATGTACCAGATGCTGTCCTTGTCATACTGGCTGACAATCTCAGCTATTCTCTGCTTCGGGATGTTGATATTCTCGAAGATATTGAAATGCTCGTAATTGTAACCACCCAGAAGCTCTCCCTTGGCCGCTTTCTCAGCGTATTTGTCAATGTAATCAACGTATATCGCTGCCTTAGGATGGTCTGGGTTCAAGTCCCAGAAGATTTTTCTGTTCTTGGCTGCCAGTTGTCGGTTGAATGCCTCTTTGATGGTGTTGTCATGATGCAGGTTGATCTCGGTTGCAATCCACATACCGTATGAGTTACCTCGGATTTTCTTGTAACTATCGGACGCTGCACCTCCGGCGAAGATTACAATCTTGTCTTTGTACCCCGTATCCGGGCCATTTATCAGCAGGCAGTCATTCCCTTTGTACTGAGTCCACCTGCACTGCCCACGAAATATATACTCAAGACCGAACCCATTAGCATCTCCAATGTTCAGCTTAGCATTCGCCATAGTCGAACCAGTCGCCAGGTGGATTCTATCCTTCGTCGTTTTTAATTCGTGAGCAAATGCGAAAACATTATCTACCGTCTTACCGGAACGAACAGCACCTTCCAGGATATTGTAGGTACTGTTCGCACAATTTTTGATATACCGCTTGTGCTTGTCGCTGAAATTGAACCCTATACGCTTGCGCCTGTTGACCTTGACATACGGGTTGGATAAGCCCTTATTCTTCGCCGCCATAAATGTCGGCTTCGATACCCTCCATGTCTTCTATCTCGTAAAGACCAATTTCCTGCTTATCTCTCCAGATGTCCGGCCTACGATTCTTCAACCAGAAACAGCACGCTCCTACGTCCGGTATGATGTCCTCTTCGGTCTCAACCGTCTCTATCTTCGCAGGCTTGGTATTACCGTCTTTGTCCATCTCAATAATTTTCCGGGTTACTTTCGTTTTCTTCTTACTTCCTTTTGCTCGCTTATACAGACTCAGTTCGACTTCTGCATCTGCATATTCTTTTCCGGCGGCCAGAGCCTCTGCAAACTCCGGGTAATCCTTTTTCCAACGGTTGATTGTCCTCGGAGATACCTCGAATGCGTCAG